ATATTCTCCTAGTCGGCCTGCTTGTTGTCGAGCTTGGATTTGTAAAGGAGTAAGCCCAGCAGTTTGCTCGATAGGAATATCTCTGGGTCTAGATATAAGACCTTCGTATTCACCAGGTGCGCCAAAGTAAGATGATAATAATCTACGAGAATAGTCCTCCATGTAAGGAGAAACAAAACTATAACCTGTTTGTGGTGTTGTTATGACCTCTGCTGGAGGTGCTGATTTTGTTTTACTGAGACACATCTTCTATTTATTTCCTATAATACATACCGCCTATCTGGTGAAAGCCTTTCTTGTCAAAAAGTTTCTTAGCTCTTTCTACACCTTCTAGGTTAAAAATGCCAAGAATCAAAGGCTTGTCTTGCTCTTTAGCATAATCTATTACTGCATCTATTAAAAGATGTGACGGTGGGATTTGGTCTTTTAAGTTCCTGTATTTAGGTAACACATAAAACCAACCATCGCCAATGTATTGTTCTGCTGACCACCAATAGTCATCTGGTCCTGCAGCAATACTACCAATGATTGTATCACCATCTAGTACATTATACACAATACCGTTAAACAAGAAATGGTTTATGTGAGAGGATGCTCTGCCCCACTCAATGGGTGGAGATCCTTCGCCTGACAGAGAATGTTCTGCCCAAAAGTGTTCTGCTAAAAAATCAGCTATGCGTTTACCGTTTTCTGGTATAGGTTCTACCTTTTCTAAGGTTAGATTCATACAAGTTGTTTAGCTATTTGTTCTCCAAACTTTTGCATCTTGTACATTTCACGAGCGCCTAATAGTCTTTGCTCGTATTCGTCTTGTGGATCTGCGCCAGCCGCTATACCCATGCCTCTTACTGCTGCTGAGTTAGTTACAAACTCACCATCACTTAACATGGCTGGGATCTGATCACCTCTTTCTCCACCGGGGCCAGTGACAAGCTGATCTCTTTCTACGAAAGTACCATCTTTAGCATACAACTGACTGGCTATTCGCTTAGGCTGTAGATCATCTATAAAAGTAGCTTCTCTTGGAGGCGCTACGAGTGGGGAGAAAGGTACGCCTTTGGCTTGTGCATAAATTTTAGATACTTCAGATGGATAGAATCTATAAACATCTGGTGTTGTGTCTTTAGCATCAATGCTAATACTAGCGCCAGGTGTTGTATCTCTGTAACCCATTGATCTAGCGTAAGCTCCTATGCCTTCTGAAGGTGCGCCATATGCTCTAGCAAGAGCAGTAGCCATGTCTTCTTCTGTGGCTTCGCCTGTATCTATGCCTAAAATATTTTCTAGATAATCATTGATATCAAAATCTCTAAAATCAAAACCAGCTATACCACCATATTGAAATCTTTGTATTTGAGGTATGCTTGCTTGAGATCCTTTTATTATTTGACCGCCAACTAAAGGAGCGAAATCATTTGCTTCTGCAACAAGACTTAACATTTCTCCTATTTTTTCCATGTCAGATTTTTCTTTTTTGTTTTCTTCTTCTTCTTCTTCTTCTTCTTCTTCTTCTGTGTTATTAAAATTATTTAAATCTTCCTCTGCTTCATCTTGTGCATCTTTGTCAAACACATCACTGAAATCAATATCTTGACCTGTGCTTATATTAGGAGTATTAATCATCATAGATGGTATGCCACCACCGGGCACTAAAGCTTTAGGTCCGTAAACAGAATCGCCTGAAGAAAAACCTTGAACCTCTTCTTTGGTTTTTGTGTTGTAAGGTTTGCCCATAAACTCAAAGACTTCATCGCCTCTTTCTCTAGCACGTTTAAACTCTATCTCAAACATTTCTCTAATGCTCATATCAGCTTGTGCTTGACGCTCATCAAAGCCTTCTGGTTTAAGGATATCACGCATGTATTCTTGCGTTGGACCAAGGCCTGACATAGGAGAACCAATACCACCTCTGATTGCTTCGTAAATTTTTCTAAGGTTACTTTTATCTTGCATTTTCTTTTTGTTTCTTTAGTTCTCGTTCTTGCATTAATATTTTTAATTCATGCCAACGATAAAATCGTTTATTGACATCATCCCAGAACCAGCCTTTATAATCGTATAGTCCTTCCATGTGGTTAATTTATCATAAAGTTAAGGTGATATCACCATTTGTTTGAATACTAATAACTCCTAATTGTGCATTGGCCTGGTAGCCATGAGGGCTAACAGGAGTATGTAGTTGTAACCACGCGTTGCCAGTGTAAACCTGTAGCACGCCAATAGATGTATTCCATATCACATCGCCAGCGTTAAAAGCAAAGGTACTTATTTCACTGTCATTAAACTGTGGTGTCGAATTTGGGTCAAACTTTCCTAAGTTAATCTCTAGTATTCTAACTAGCCGATTGAATATGTTCGCATCAACCTCAGTTAATGCTAATGGTAACCTACTATCAAGAAGTTTTGCCATTATCTTCTGCCATCAGTTCTAATATCGAATCTATTAGCTCCTAGTCTCCACTTAAATCCAGTGCGTACTGCTGTATCTGCATCGTCATCTGACTGTACTCTAAACACCATTTGTCTTGCTCTGGTTCTAACAAAGTTTTGTGTGGTAGAACTGGTAACATCGCTGGTTGAACTTGTTGTTAAACTTTCACCGGGATAATTTCTAGTTTTAAGAACATAATTTATTTGGCCGCTTGTAGGGGTAGATCCAAAAAATTTAATGTCAGGAATAATTCTGCTTACAAAACCAAATTGCTCACCTTCGTCAATATCGATATCACCGGATTCAATAAAGACATTGTCCATCGGAGAACCGTCTGCATCTGAGCCAGCCTCTTGATTATACAAAATGCTACTGTTCTCGGAACCATGTGTTGCCAACGGATTGTCAAATATTCCTTCATCTAACCAAGCTGTTCTTGATAGCTCTCCTATACTCCAAACGTTTTCTAAATAATTATAAACAACATATCTATCAATATCATCGCTACTTCCAGAAGGATAGAACCATCCTATCTCATTAAATTCTTTATTGCTAAAGCCAAATATTTTAAATGATTGTGTTGTATTTAAATCATTTAAAACATAGTTAAGCACACTACAGCTAACTCTTTGAACAGCACCTGCGTATTTATAGAATCCATCTCTAGCCATCCAGTAGACGCCATCAGGAGCGTTGATAGCAGCATTAGGAGATATCATGCCTACATTTTCATTAATTAGGTTAACGCCAAATGTAAAAGGAGCACCAATAAACTGCATGGAATATAAAGACGTATCAGTCCAAATAAGTATTTCTTGTCTTGCTCTTAGGCCGCCAACTATTTGAGAGCCTGAAGATAGTCTTATATCTCCAGCTGTGTTGGTAGCTGTAGGCTCCCAGTCTGTTAAACTTTCTTGACTACCAAACGCTACAAGCAAAGGATCTATACTTCCTGTTCTTGCGCTACCAACAATTGGATCTGCACCCAAAACAATAACGTGTCTGTCAATATCACTAACAATCGTTTGAAGGCCAACAGTTGGAGCAAGATTAGATCCTGACAATGATGTAATATTTACTGCTCTATTTGTAACTCCACTTGATGTGTCCCAATAATAAATACCACCAGCTCTTGGATTGATAACTAAATCTTCACCAAATGCATCGTGCGACCACAGTCTTAATTGGTTAGCAAAACTAGCAGCTGCCGCTGATCCCCATGTGCTAGATCCCCATGTGCCTACACCCCAACCTGTAGATGGAACATAAACATTTAGACCTGTATTAATTTGATAAGCTCCCACTGTAGAGCTTCCACCATTCCCGGTATCACTTGCGTTAGCTGTTACAGTAACTCCACTAGTATCTTTGGCTTCTATCGTATAAGAGTCAGAATCTACTATAGTTGCTATTTGATATTCTTGATTAAGCACTGTAGCAGTAATGTTGCCGCCTAAAGACACTGCTCCAGAAAAAGTTACAAAATCATTTTGGACCGCACCATGTGCAGTATCACTAACAGTGATAGTAGCATCGCCATCAACAGCTGAAAAAGTTACATCGCCAGCGCCAGTTGTAGATCTTATTGGAGTAACATCATTAAAGCTATCGCCTTCTTTAACATAATATTTTAGGTTGGTTCCCATGCCTAAAAACTTGGTAGATGACAATGACACCCAGCCAAGCATGGCGCGACAAGCTCCCAAGAAAGTGTTTAAACTATTTTTAGTCCAACCACCTATTTTTTCTGGCAACCCTTTTCTAAATCGAACAAGGTTACCATCAGCCCAACCGCCTTTATCCATAAGGTCTGTCATCTCTTTGTTGATGCCGGGTTGAAATGTAAGTTTTGTTAAAGGCATATTCTATTAATCTGTTTTACCTAAAGGACTTAGCTCTGGTGTTTTGTTTATTTTTAACAAAGCTTGAAGCAAAGAATCCCTTGAATCTATTTTATTTAAACTTTTAATGCTTTTAGATACTTCAGTTAAATTTTTTGTACCATCATACGCATCAAAAAACACTTTATTAATTGGCAAAGCAACAAAACAAAACATGTCGATTTGACCATTTCCATATCTTACCACTTTATTTTGGCGAATGTTATCAGCAGTTCTTTTGCTTGTGCGTAATTCCCAACGATAATAATCGTTGTCTCTTCTTACATATACAGTATTGGTAGTCTTTACTTGAACCCTGTAAAGATTGTTATCGTGGTCAAGAATAAGGTCTGCTCTGTGCCCTGGTGGGGTTGGAATTACAGAGTCGCAATATCGTAACAAGTATGATGCTGCTAAATATTCACCTGCTAATGATATTCTAGCAGAGGACTCAGACATTTTATTTTATTTTTCTCGACTTACGCCTTTTGTTTTCTCATATGATCTAGCACCCGCTAGTCCAAGCATTCCCATTACTATAGTGGACAGTTGCGAGAAGTCAAACTCTGGCAGGTCTACAGTATTACCAAATAAAACTAAAATCCATTCTATAAGCGGTGCAAATATAAAGTGATAAGCTAAAGATACTCCGCACACCCAACCAATAAAAGGCCTCCAGCCAGCAACAAATATAGATTTATGCGCTGCTTCTTGTTGATTTACTTTGATTTGAGCAAGATTAGCATCTTGAATAGATATTAATAATTCATGTTCTAGTTTTTGTTTTAGATCTTTATCAGCAACAAACTTATCTAAGATATTACTAACTGGACCAATTAGCTTATCTATCATTTTCTTGGGCTACCGCCAACATACAAACCAAACCAGGCCGCTCCAGCTCCAACGATAACAGAAACAAATGCTGATTGTGCGTTGGTTGGATCAGGTAGGGTCATAAACCATTCTGTAGTTCTATAAAAAGCAAAACCATATAAAGTAATGAGCAATCTAGGAAAGACTCGCCACTTATCAAAACCCTCGGCTAAGTTATACCAAGTTTTTGATTCGTTAACATTTACCTCAATCTTGTGAGCTTCTTTCATTTGGTCATCAATACTCATAATGTTGTATATTCCTTACCATCAAATTTTAAAGATCTCTTCCTATTATTTTCTTGACTTACATACGATACATGCACCCATCCGCTTGATGGTATATCTTCTTTATAAAACTCTAAGAGAACAGTATCGTATTCTAGATTATCCCGGATCCATACCCCAAGCTCGTAATTGGACACGGTTGGGATCTCAACATCACATGCCTGCCCTCTAGTGTGTTGGGATTTGTCTGAACTTCCCAGTCTTCTATTGAGATCAAGACACCTATAACCGCTACTAGGAGAAAAAGGTACACCATAATGCAAGCGTATAGGCTCCAGTACGTTTTCACATAAGAGTATAAGATTGTTGTAAACTTCTTCATCCTTAACAGTATTATCTATTTCAAAACGATCTGCAATTTGAGATTTCTCAAATTC